CGACGGTTGGCGGTGCGTCGGTCCAGAACACGTCTTACCCGATTCAGCAGCGCGTGGCGGCGGCTGGACTGGTGTCGGCGTCGCTGTACGTTGACTACATCTACCTCGACACGGATGAGCGCCGCCGCTTCGCCCAGGTCTCGCACGAGTACCTGATCGAGCAGCTGCAGTTCACGGGCGGCGAGTCCGTCACGTCGTCGGCGAACAAGATCAAGATGAACTTCAACCACCCCACGAAGGAGCTGGTGTGGGTTGTCCAGCGCGACTCGTTCGTCTCTTGCGACCCCACGGTTGTCAACCCCTGGAAGGGTCAGCAGCCGTTCAACTACTCCGACTGGTGGGACCGGTCGGTGCTGGAGTCCGGCTACTCCGTCACGCGCGTGGAGGGCATGGCGGGCTACAACCCGACGGTTGTCGCCAAGATCCAGCTCAACGGTCACGATCGTTTCTCGGAGCGCGAGGGCAAGTACTTCAACTTGGTCCAGCCTTACCAGCACCACACGAACATCCCCGCCGTGGGCATCAACGTGTACTCGTTCGCGCTCAAGCCCGAGGAGCACCAGCCGTCCGGCAGCTGCAACTTCTCGCGTATTGATAACGCGACGCTGCTGCTCACGCTGTCCAACAACACGGTCAACACGTACAACACGGCGCAGGTCCGCATCTACGCCGTCAACTACAACGTGCTCCGCATTATGTCCGGAATGGGCGGCTTGGCCTATTCCAACTAAACATTGCGACTTTTTATATTTTTATATGGGATTTCCCATATGGAAATTAAAATCGCAAGTATTTTCTGGAAAATCAAATAACATCAAAATTGATAAAAACAAATTTTCTAATGTCCGCATTTAATAAATGGAGACATGTAAATCTATAGTCTTAGAAGGTTCTAGGAAAGGACTTTCGTGCCAATTTCCACCATCCGATAATGGATACTGTGGTCGGCATCAGCGTAATTTTCAGCACGAACAACTACTAAAAGATAGTAAGATTCCTTGCCGGTTCTTCTTTCGTGGGTGCGATGCTATTCTTACAGAGAAAGGATCGTGTGATGATTGTAAAAAGCGTATATGTAAAAAGACTACGGAGTGTGGTCATGACGGATGTAAATTCAAAACTACTATTGGACCGGTAGGTCCTGTAGGACCTGTTGAACCGGTGTTACCTGTAGTACCAGTAGGACCGGTTCCAATAGGACCCGTCGATCCTGTATTACCGGTAGCACCGGTTGTTGTGGCACTTCCAGCTGCTCCCTGTGCGCCCGTACATCCGGTTGGACCTGTAGGACCAACGATGACATAACCGCAATATGTCGCCGCAATTTTCCGGAGAAGTATTGTTTCCGACGCATTCATTACGAATGCCTACTGAATAAGAAAAAGATAAAAATTGACAAAACCCTGCCGCTTATACTTATTGTTACTTTCCCCATTATGCCGTCATTACAGCTCCTAGACTACTCGACTGCCAATTCTATCGAACATTTTATCCAGTATTATGTAATGTTCTCAACTTTCAGCGTTCTTCTAAATATTATTCGATTTGTATTCTACAACTTCTTTACGCAGGACAATAAGGACACGGAAATTAAACAGCTCAGGGCAGAGGTAGAGAATCTACAGAATATTCTAGAGGAGGTCGTTAAGTATCTGAATCGGAATCATGAGAATTACGATGAAGAGAAAGCGGATTTTGTAGATAAGAATGAGGAGAAGGAGAAGGAGGAGCCGGCAGCAGCAGATGACAAAAAGGAGAATTAGTTCATTTGTATGCCTTGAGCTCTCAAAATCTGGTCAAAATGCGCTTCGGCTAACATTCTATCAGTATCAACAGGCGCATATACATCCACTATAGCACCGAACTCCATCTCGTTTGCGGGCGTGTCATCTTTGACAACTTTTTTAGTTATAGGTGTAGCAACATGATGATACGGTCCCGCATATCGTTCATTAACAGTAGGCTCTCGTTCCCAGCAAGCCCTTCTAGTACGAACATCTACACAACACATTGTGTTACGATAAATAGACGGTAAAAAATTTCCCATCTACTTATCCAACTATTTTTATTCCAGAAAGTCAAATGTATCAAACTCTAGACCGTCCACAGCAATGTTTGCCTGGAATACCATCTTATCGTGAGCATAATCTGACCACTCGCACTCTAGAAGACCATGCTCCATATCTTCGTCTGCCGCCTTGCCATTGCGGTAGTCACGGTCAAAGAGGAAGAGTCCGCCGGCGTGTAGATCATACGTATTACAACCAATAAGTACACTTAGAGACTCATCAATACGCGCATTGGGCTGAATGTACCAGTCATTACCGTGCTGAATGACGACCTGCTGAGTCTTAGACATCCATGATACATTAAATATGCCTTCAGGCGTAGAGAACTGCGCAAGCTGCTGTAGCTCCCCAAGGGACGGCTGCGGAATGGGGATTGAGTAAAATGTCGTAAACACAGGCATAATAGACAAGGTGGATACCTACCAATAACCGCAAAAACCACGGTTCAAATTTTTACGGTGGCGGAGAAAAATTGAAACCCCTACCGACAAAAACCCAAATCTTGCCCGCATATTATACATCCTTCCCCTTCTTACTTCCCCTTACTTCCAAATGGACTTTTACAGCATCAATGTCCCTGCGCCTGCGCCTGAAGACTTTGATAACATGCATCTCATCCAGCTTGCGCAGATTGAGACATGGAATAATGACATAATGGAGATTCATTGGCGCCCTGCCAGCCGCCAGATTCTTATCTCCATTGATGATGAGTGCATTGTCCAGCCTGATCATATTAATATTATCACAAGCATCGCAACACTCTTCTCGTGTGACGATTACCAGATTCGCATTACAAATCTGGCAATCGGCAATGACGGCGCAACTCCTGAGGAGTTATGGAGTCTTTACAACAGCAACTGGGTCTACTACGCCGAGAATAACGTCACTCTCCAGTTCCGTGCTGATGTAGACTACGATGCTGATAGCGCACTACAGTGGGCTGATATTGTGCCTGACTCTCAGCCCTTTGCACCGATGCCTGATATCTACATTGAGTAATTTACTAAATATCCAAACCCATAATAATCAAACAACCAAACCCGAAAATCAAACATCAAACATCAAAAAAATTTTTTTTACAGTGTGGTCCAGTATTTCGGCCAGGTAAATGCAAGGTTCTCAACCTCACGGTCCATTACACGCAACCCCTCAGGAAACTGCGGCAGATCCATAGGAGCCCTGTTCATCATAAATCCCCATTCGCCCTGGAACGACGGAATACATACGTGGTAAGGAAATACCTCCATACCAAAAAACAACTGTTCGCGCATCCATACCATTCCTTCGCCGCAAGCCACTTCATCGCGTCCAGGACGAATCGGACCGCAGTGCGTTACAATCCCGCCGCCAACCGCCAAATGCGACATAATACGCTCACGGAACCGTGGTCCGTACAGCGTATCACTCTCAGAAACAGCCTCATCAAGCATCTCTATATCAGGATCCGGCAGGTCAAGAATAATTGCATCATAGAGCCCATCGGTACGGTCCAAGAAGGAATTAATATCATCAGGGCAAAACATCAGTCGTGAATCCCCGCGGACCGACTCATCCGCCCAACCAAGATGCCGCTGGCACAACGAAACAAGGTCCCCGTCAATATCCACCCAATCCACCGACTCCACCGCCGAAGCATCCCAGCGTAGTACCTCGCGCACCGTTGCCCCCTCACCGCCACCAACCACTAGCACCTTCTTGTTAGGAATCCCAGAAAGCGAAGCCAGTAGCGGATGAACAAGGTGTTCGTGGTAAATCGCCTCATCGGACGACGACGATTGAATCTCGCCATCCAAAAACAGCACCTGTCCATATGTCGGCGACTCGGCGATCACCACCTCTTGAAACGACGTCCGCCCCGCCCACATCACGCGCCGCAAAGGATAGTTCGTATGTACATCGGCGCTACACGCCGTCTCCTTAAACACACCGTTCTCCAGCTCAGCCATTCTCTCTATGTTAGAAATCGCAGGCATCTTATAGTTTCAACAAGTCCAAGATTTAAACCTCAGCCATTTTTAGACTCCCGAAAACTCGTAAGCATCGTAGCCGCAACGAAGTCTAAACAAACTAGACGAACTATATTCTAATGAAAGTACTTTCGGCACTTCCATTAGGACGACTAGGAAATGTTATTTTCCGTTATTTAGCAATGGTGGTATTTTCGGTTATTTATGGTGCTGATATTATAGATCCAAATACAGAAACTCCGACTGTAGTTATATCCGATGAATACTTTGTATCATTAATGGATTTATATTTAGCAGATATGACTACAAAAATGAACAGAGACAATATATATGGATTTGTTGGATATTTTCAGCATGATATGATTTATCTAAAGTACAAGCAACAAATCGTCGATTATATTCGTCAGCATCCAAATGATTGTCTTATGACCGATGGCAAGACCGCACTACGAAACGATTTTGCGTATGATACACAATATTATAAGGCAATCGAATTACTTGAACATCCTACTGGCAATTTTCCTGTTTACGATGTGGTTGTTCATTTACGTCTGGAAGATTTTATAGATAATGGTAGCGTAATACATCCATCTTCAGTGCTAGATGTATTAAAAACAATTAACGCAGACTCATATTGTATAGTTCTAAATAATCCTAAAACTGAGTTGGAAATGAACTATATTGAATATCTTAAACGGCATTATTCAATTACTATTGTATCAAACGATGTTATTACCGATTTTCATACGATGAAACACGCAAAAACTCTTGTTTGTTCGCGGTCAACATTATCTTGGGCAGCGGCTTTTTTTTCAACAACGGTTCAACAGGTATATATGCCAAATTATCCGGCAACACGTAATCACGAAACATTCCGTAAACCGATTGAAAACACCATCGCGTATAATTACCGATCGTGTTCTAAATATGAACTTAATGAGTTTTTATTATTAAGCTAGTTCCCGTTCATACCAATGAACAGATACATAATCATAATCGCCATTAGTATCTAACGTTTTTGAATTTTTCCACTTGAGATGGCGAATCATACATGTATCAGAGTGGTGATTTGTCATAAACGTAATATACATTTCATATTCCGAAGCACCTGAAACATCAAATTCGCCACGTCGCATTCTTTCTACAACCTTTTCTAAAAATACTTTCCAAAATGGAGACTTATGCGTGCTTTCAACAAGATCGATAAGTTCTTTTACGTATTTAGTTGTAAAGAGCATATGATGACATATACCTGAATATGGAATAATTTTATTCAGTGAACTATGTAAAGATTGCATATGTTCAAAATATGCTGGCCAATATTCATTCGCTGAATTAAATAATGTAATACCATTTTCAAGAAATTTTGTCGGTCTTAAGAAAAAGGTATCGGCGTCAAGCACAAGATAATTCGGCAGAATTCCTGGAATACAAAATCCTGCGTAGAATTTGAATAGTTGTTGTAGATACCACCCATTGCGACTATCTGCTCCGTGAATATCCGCCACGCTTTGCTTTGAAAAAGGAAAAATAGATTCTGGAATAAAGATAACACCACTAATATCTTCACGTACTAGATTTGAAATAATATAAATGTTTCTACGATTTATAATATTTTTTTTCGTATACTGAAGTTGCGTATGAATTACAGATAAATCGTTTGGTCCTACGGGTATAACAATATCGATTATATCATCCATTGCTAACTTATATAACTATATATTATTTAAACCATGCCTCAATGGTCTAAATAATATAGAATGCAAGTTGTTCTTGTTCATATTGGTAATACTCTACCATTATATTTAATAAATTGTATTCAGCAACTACGTTATTTTGTATCGGTGCCTATTCATATTCTTCTTGAACGTCAGCATATAGATACATTTAGCGCAATGTGTATAAATTTGCCAGATATTTATTGTATAGGACTTGAAGATATTCCAAAAAGCAGCATACATTACGAATTTATAAATAGATCATCTTTGTCACAAGGATTTTGGCGTTCGGCAAGTGAGCGATTCTTCTATTTATATGAGTATTGTTTGCTCAAGAATCTTATGAATGTCATTCATATTGAAAATGATAATCTTATATATTACGATTTTACAAAATTTCTAGATACTTTTTCAACAAAACCGTTGTGGGCAGTCTTTGATG